TGCCGGGCCTGGTGATCAGCATCGGCGACCAGGCGATCAATGCCGGGATTGGCGTGAGTGCGGGCGGCTCGCCGCCCTGGCTCGCGGCCTATCGCGATGCCGAGGGGCGGATCATCGAGGGCGTGGAAATTCAAGGGGTTAGCCGATCCGGTGCAGATGGCACCGATCAGGAAGGTGGATCATGAGCCGGATTTGGAAGCAAGATCAGAGGGTTGCAAAGGCACCAACGGGAGTTGCGCCGACTTGCCGCCGCACCTCGGCGCAGGGCCATTCGGCCTCGGATCGCGGAGCATACCCCCCCCTCTCGGCCGCCCCCCCACCCCCCGGGCGCGCGCGCCCGCGTTTTTGCCTCCCGCCTTGCTGCGATTTTTCGACCCCCTCGATGATTGCCGGAGCCCGCGAAAATGAAATTGGCGCGGAAATCCGGGCCGGGGGCTCGCAGGGCGCGGGAAGCCCGGCGCCGTGGCTGCGGGCTGCGGGGAGCTGACGCCATGAAAATTCTTGTCGCTTGCGAGTTCTCTGGCGTGGTGCGCCGCGCTGCACGGGCGCGCGGGCATGACGCAATCTCATGCGACCTTTTGCCGGCTGAAGACGGCTCGCCACATCACTACCAAGGGGACGTGCGCAACATTCTCTACGAACCGTGGGACGGCCTAATTGCTCATCCTGTCTGCACGCGCCTAACGCTGGCTGGCGTCCGGTGGCTGCATGAACGCAATCTGTGGGCGGAGCTTGACGAAGCCTGTGCGTTTTTCCGCCTTTTTCTTGGCGCAAAGCACATACGGAAGCGCGCGATCGAGAACCCGCAACCGCACCGTTACGCGATCGAGCGCATCGGCCGAAACTACGATCAAAAAGTGCACCCTTGGCAATTTGGCTGGCCTGAGACTAAAGGCATTTGCTGGTGGCTGGATAATCTGCCGCCGCTCAAACCCACCCTCATTTTGCCACCCGAGCAGCGTCTTCCGCGGGTTTGGCGGATGCCCCCGAGCCCGACGCGTGCAAAGGAGCGCAGTCGATTTTTTGAGCCGGTCGCTGATGCATTGATCGATCAATGGTTTGGTGACGCATGATCTCCTTCGGCTCCCTCGATGATCGGCTGAAAGGCTACACGGAAGGCGCGGCCTTGCTGCAATCGGCCGGGCCGGTTTCCGATCGCTTCATCCAGTCGCTCGGCGCGCGCGATCTCCTCAACGGGCCGGTCGGCTCCGGCAAGACGACGGCCTGCATCAAGCGGGCTTTGCTCGCAGCCGTGCGCACCCCGCCGATGATCGGCGAGCGCGATCCGCAGGGCCGGCCCGTGCGGCGCTATCGCTTGAGCCTGTGGCGTGAAACCTATGCGCAGCTCTGGGGCACCACCATCAAAAGCTGGCAGAAGGTGCTGAACCCGGACAAGGGCATCGGCGAATGGCAGGGCGCTTCCCCGCGCGCGGCCGTGCATCGCATCACCTTCGAGGATGGCTTCGGCCCGATCCTTTTCGAGGCAATGTTCTTCGCCTTCGGTGATGATGCCGATCCCGACGATCTCGGCGGCACCGAATACACCGATGCCTATTGCAACGAGCAGGACAAGCTCCGCGAGGCGCTCTACATCAACCTCGCCCGCTCCGTCGGCCGCTACCCCAACCGGGGAGAGATCGGCCTGCCGGATGACGAGCGCATCGTGCATGGCCGCATCTTCGGGGATTGCAACGCGCCCGCGCCGGATACGTGGGTTTATCGCGACTGGTGGAGCCCCAAGAAACCGCCGGGATACCAGCTCTTCCGGCAGCCGGGCGGCTTTCATGCCGAGGCCGAGAACCTGAAAGCCGTGGGGCGCGGCTATTACAAGCAGCAGCGCGAGGCCAATGCGCACCGCCCGTGGTGGATCCGCGTCAAGCTCGACAACGAGCCCGGCTTCAACCAGGAGGCCGCAATTGTCTATCCCGATTACGTGGACAGCGAAATGTCGAGCGAAGAGCCGCTTCGCGTCTTCCCCGAAATCCCGGTCATCATCGGTGCGGATGGCGGCGCGACGCCGGCGGCCGGCCTCCTGCAGGGCATGCCCAACGGGCAGATCCGCACGCTGGCGGAAGTCGCGCTCGATCGCGGCGACGAGATCACGCTCGGCACGCATCTGCTCGCCATCATGGCGCAGCCGCGCTTCAAGGGTTGCGAATTCTACCTCACGGGGGATGAAGCCACCTTCGCCGGCGATGACCTGCCCAACGGTTCATGGATCGGCCGGCTCGGCAAAATCCTCGGCCTGAAGCCCAACCGCCCCAGCCTCGGCAACCACGACACCGAGGGCCGGCACTTCGCGCTTCGCGATGCGATGAAGCGCCGCGTGGGCAATAACGAGCCCGGCTTCCTGCTCGATGCCAATGCCTGCCCCACCATCCGGCGCGGGCTCAACGGCACGTTCAAATATCACGTGACCAAGTTTGGCGAGCGCGGCTCGATCGTGAAGAACCTCGACAGCCATGTCTGCGAGGCCGCCGAATATGCCGCCGGCGAGCTCGGCCAGAGCCATGCCCGCAAGCGCCGCAACGATCGCCTCGCCGAACGCGCGCAGAAGCGCGCCGAGGCTCAGCGCAACCCATCGCCCCGCTACAACCCCATCACCCGCAAGCGAGCTTAGGAGGCTCCCATGTCCATCTTCAAACGTTGGTTCGGCACATCGGGCAAGGAAAAACAGGCGGCGGAAATCGCCCGCCGCGAAGCGGAGCGCGCCCGGCGCATCCAGGAAGCGGCGCTGACCAACCCGGCCGACAGCGAAACCTCGCGCTCGGCCGCCGAGCGTCGGCTTCGTCGCATCGGTGCCATGCGCGGCGTCAGTGGCGCGCGCACCGGCACGGGCGGCACCGCCGCCACCCAGCAGAAGACGCTGCTCGGCGCCTGATCGACACACCCAACCGAAGGAGGCGGAGCATGGACCGCGCATGGCTGATTGATCGCCACAACGAGCTGAAAACGCTCCGCCAGCCCGAGGAGCGCCTCTGGAAGCAGATCGCCGAGCTTCTTCGCCCGGATGATCAGGATTTCCAGGGCAAGACCTCGAACAATTCGGCGATGGACGAAATCCTGGACAGCACGCCCCTCTACGCGCTCGAGGATTTCACGGGCGGCATGTTCGGCCAGCTCACCAACCCTGCCAACGATTGGTTCGGGCTCGGCATCGCCGACGAGGAGCTGATGCTCTACCAGCCGGTGAAACAATGGTTCTGGACCGTCAAACAGCGCATCCGCGCCACGCTGGGCCCGACCATGTCAACCTTCTATACCGAGGTTCCAAGCTGGTTTGCCGATACCGGTGCGTTCGGCATCGGCACGCTCTATTCGGAAGAAGAGATCGGCCGCGGCAGCTTCCTTGATCGCACCATTCCCTTGCGCGAACTCTATATCGACACGGACGCGGCCGGGCGCATCAGCGCGGTCCATCGGGAATTCACCTTGCGCGGCCGCCAGGTGCTGCAGCAATTCCCGGGCACGACGAATGTCAAGGAAGATCGCGAATACACGATCATTCATGCCGTGATGGAAAACCCGGATGCGAAGCCAGGCCGCATCGGTCCGGCCGGCATGGCCTGGGCCTCGGCCTATGTCTCGCCCGATCTCGTCGAGCTCGAGCGGCGCAGCGGCTACAACGAAAACCCCTATCACAGCATCGCCTGGTCGCGCCGCTCCGGCCGCGTCTATCCGCGCGGGCCGGGCCATATCGCCCGGCCGGACATGCGCACCCTGCAGGAGATGGAAAAGAACGATCTCATCGCCGATCAGTTCATGGCCGATCCCATGAAACTGGTGCATGGCGAGGCCGATTTCACTCCGGCCGACATGGTCCCCGGCGCCCTGCTCATGGGCGGCATGAGCGACCAGGGCAAGCGTCTGGTGGAAGCCTTCACGCCCAACGGGCAAATGCGGGATCGCGGCCAGCACAAGCAGGAAAAGCGCGCGGCCATCAAGGAGGCGTTCTATTTCTCGGTCATGCAACTCATCAACCGGCCGCAGATGACGGCCACCGAGTTCACCGGTTTTCAGGAGGAAACACTCCGCCGCCTCGCCCCGAACCTCGAGCGCATCCAGCAGGGCGGGCTCACCCCCTTCATCCTGCGGCGCTTCCGCATCCTGCAGCGGGCCGGCGCCCTGCCGCCGCCCCCGCCGGAACTCGACGGGCAAATGCTCGACGTCGCCTATCTCTCGCCGCTGGCCAAGGTGCAGCAGATGCAGCAGGCGCGCGCGGCCGATCAGCTTTTCGGACGCGTCATGCAGGCCGCCCAGGTCGATCCGGAAGTGGTCGATACCTTCGATATCGACCAGTATATCGCCGTGACCCATCAGGCGAGCGTCGCGCCGCCCTCGCTCCTGCGCTCGCCCGAAGCCATCGCCCAGCGCCGGCAGCTCCGCGCCCAGGCACAGGCGCAGCAGACCGCGCTCGACCAGGCGAAACAGCAGGTGGAAATCGCCGCCACCGGCGCCCATGCCGCGCAGGCCCAGACATTGGCCAAGGGGCGCCCGGCATGAGCGGCCTGCCCTATTACACCCAATGGTTCGTCGCCCTGTTTCGCAGCCGCCGCACGCATGAGCTCGCGGCCCAGTATCGCTGCATTGGCGAGAACAAGCTGCTTCTCGCCGACATCATGAGCCGCGCCGGCGTCTTCGATGTCGCGCCGCGGCCGGGCAATCCGCAGCAGCTCGCCTTTCAGGAGGGCCGGCGCAGCCTCGCGCTCGAGATCCTGCACCTCGCCCGGGCCGAGCCGCTCGAAATCGAGGCCTTCCTCAAAAACGCCATCCGCCAGCCCCGAAAGGACCCCTCGCCATGACGCAAGAACACCCCAATCCGAACCCCGATGCCGGTGCCGCCGGCGGCACTGGTGGCGCTGGTGCCGGCGCGGCCGGAACCCAGACGCAAGGCAGCGATGCGCCGTGGTTTTCCAAGGCCGAACTCGGCCTGAGCCAGGATACGCGGGATTACCTCGCAACCAAGAACTATGGCGGCCTCGAGGATGCCTTCAAGGCAAAGCGAACGTTCGAGACGCTCGCCCGCGACCGCAATGCCCTGACCGCCCCGGATCCGGCCAAGCTCACCGAATGGGATGGCTGGAACCGCCTCGGCTGGGAAGCCGATGCCGGCAAGTATGGCGAGGGTG